GTCCTAGAGTTTTCAAATTGCCGCACACCACCGCACAAAAGGCACTGACCGTCCGAGCCATGGCATCGGCTTTGGACCTGTCTTCGTCCGCGGTTCAGGAGTTGAAGGAACGTGGCATGCCGATGCACTCGGCCAGTGCCGCGAGGGCGTGGCGGAAGAAGAACTTGAACCAGGCTCAGACGAAGGGGGTGGCTGAGGGTGCGGAGGACTTCATGCTGGCCCGGGCCCGCAAGGAGTCCGCGCAGGCCGACATTGCCGAGATGGACGCAGAGAAGATGCGCGGCGAACTGATCGAGAAGGCAGTCGTCCGCGCCGAGTTCGCGAAGCAGGCCGGCGCGGTGCGGGATGGCCTGCTGAACATCCCTGCGCGGCTGGCCCCGGTGCTCGCGGCAGAGACGGGCCTGGCGGCGGTGCAAACGCTGCTGGATACCGAGATACGCGCCGTGCTGGCGCAGTTTGTTGGAGAGGCGTGATGGCGTCGATTTTCCTGGTCGTCGATGTCTATGAGCGTGACGACAACCTGATGCGATGGAGTGCTAACAGGGAGGCGGCTCAGGCGGAGGCGAAGCGCCTGTCCATGGAATACCAAAAGCAGCAGGAGGCGTACTGGGCTGCTCATCCACACATCGCCACGGTTCTGCCGTTTGATGAGGTAGACGAAAGCAACTGGCGGTTCGCTGTGCTGGAGGTACAGAGCCTCTGATGGGCGCACGCGACACCTTCGCCGATCCTGCTGAGTTCGTCGCGGACATCCTGCGGCGGCATCTTGCTGTGCCGCCTGTCATGCGCTGCTCGGACTGGGCGGACAAGTTCCGTCGCATCGCGAAGGGGCCGGAGAAGGGTCTATGGCGCACCGACCGCACGCCGTACCTGCGTGAGCCGATGAACTGCATGGACCCGGAGAACCCTGTGCAGAAGGTCGTCATGCAGTTCGCGACCCAGCTAGGGAAGTCGGAGGTCATCTACAACAGCATCTTCAAGCGGATCCACCTGTCCCCGATGGACATGATGATGGTTCAGCCGACGCTGCAGGATGCGAAGGACCACTCCTCCCAGCGGTTCACGCAGACGGCGAAGTTGATGCCGCAGGTTATCTCACGGATCGCAGAAACGAGGTCGCGCGATGAGACGAACACTCTATTCACCAAGGAGATTGCGGACGGCTCTGCGACCCTGTTTTTCTCCGGCGCCAATTCCGCCAGGTCGTTGGCGTCCAAGCCTCTTGGCTTTGCGGCTTGCGATGAGGTCGACGGCTATCCGCTGGACGTGGACGGAGAAGGGGACCCCATTGGTCTGGTGACCGAGCGTATGAGCAACTTCCCCAACCGGAAGCTTCTCATGTGCTCCACTCCGACGACGAAGGACTTTTCTACGATCGAGGCCGAGTACCTCGCGAGCGACCGTCGGAGGTACTGGGTGCCGTGCCCTCACTGCCTCGCACTCCAGGTTCTGACGTGGGGCGCCGACAAAGAGTACGGCATCAAGTACCTCAAGACCGCAGCCGGCGAGCCACGCCCTGAGACCGCCGTCTATGTCTGTGAGCACTGCGGCGCAGCGATCGAGAACCACCACAAGACCGGCATGTTGGCGGATGGCCGGTGGATCGCTGACCAGCCCGGCGCGCAAAACGGGACCGTGGCCGGGTTCCACCTGTCCAAGTTGTACAGCCCGGTTGGTTGGAAGTCGTGGGAGATGCTTGTCCGTGACTGGGTGAGCGCCCGTGATGCGGCGAAGAATGGCGATGTCTCAAAGCTAAAGCGGTTCGTCAATACCTCGCTTGCCGAGACGTGGGAGGAGCAGGGCGACCGAGCCAATGAGCACGAGCTCAGGAAGCGCGCGGCCGACTTCCCGTTGCGGACCGTCCGCGGCGACATGTTCGTCATGACCATCGGTGCGGACGTGCAGGGCGACCGGCTGGAGGCGTACCGCTGGGCTTGGGGGCGCGGCATGGAGCGGCAGCTTGTGGACCGCGAGGTCATCTACGGCGACCCGGCACAGCCAGAGGTGTGGCAGAGGCTGACCGAATACAGGCGCACTCCAGTGCTCAACGTCCACGGACGGGAGGTGCCGTTGCTCGCGACGATGATCGACTCGGGCGGCCACCACACGCAAGCGGTGTACTCGTACTGCCGCGCGTTCCAAGGTGAGCGCGTCCACGCAACGAAAGGCCAGAGCCAGGCCGGCAAGGCGATTCTTGGGCGGCCAAGCGCACAGGATGTGAACTACCGCGGCGAGAAGGCCAAGCGTGGCGTAAAGCTGTGGCCCATTGGCGCGGATACCGCGAAGGCGGAAATCTACGGGCGGCTGCGACTGGGTGTTCCGGGGCCCGGCTACATCCACCTGACGCGCGAGCTACCGGCCGAGGTGTTCGAGCAGTTGACCGCAGAGCGGTTGGTGACTCGCTACGTCAAGGGTCACGCAAAGCTCGAATGGGTCAAGCCTGCTGGCAAGCGCAACGAAGCTTTGGATTGCGCGGTTCTGGCCTTGGCTGCCGCGCACTGGGCTGGGGTTGACCGCTGGAAAGAGGGCGACTGGAAAAAATACGAGCGCCGTGTTCAGCCACTTCCCGTGGCCGCCGAACCTGCTCCGCCAACTGAGCCGGCACCGATGCCTGCTGAAGAGCGCGCGGAACAGCCTGAACCGAAGTTACCACAACCGCCGGCAGAAGCGCCAGCCCCGGCGGATCGTCCGGTGAAGAAGAGAGGCCGTATCCGTGGTGGATTCGGCGTTGGGAATTCTTGGAGATGACCTATGAGTGATGGTGGTTCTGGAAGCCCGCTAGTTCAACTGCCGAGCGGAGACTGGGTTGCGTCAGCCATTGTGCAGACGGTCAAGGCACTGCCGGCCAATGGGGCGGACTTGCCTCGCGTCGTGGTTGGCACATCTGAAGGGTCGTTCTTTGTTCACGAGGTGGCCTCAATGGCTACGGCGGTGCTTGGGCGCGATGAGTTCGCGCGGCGCGTGCTGGCCGCCGCAGGCCAACGGAGTGCGACATGAAGCACAAGGTCAGCGAGTTGGAGGGGCCCCTTCTCGATGCGGCGGTGGCGAAGACGCTGTGGCCGGAATGTGGCGTAAGCGTCGGGTCGTTCTACGAGCAGCCAAGCGGAGATAAGACGCTAATGGAGGAAGACTGCTGCCTCGTGAAGAAGGGGAACGGTTGGACGCATGTCTTTTCGCCGTCGTTGTCATGGAATCACGGCGGCCCGCTCATCGAGCGCGAGCGGATCGCGGTGCTGCCTGGAAGCGGTAAGGTGCTTGGCTACGGCGACAGCGAGGGACCAGAGCGCCCGGAGCCGCCGCAGTGGCGGGCGAAAATGCCGAACCAGCAGACATACACACTCGGACCAACACCGCTCATTGCGGCCATGCGGGCATATGTACACGCCAAGTTCGCACCGCCGTGGAAGGCCTTCGCGGACGAGGTGGAACTGTGATCGAGAAGACCCGCCGCACAGGCGTCATCCGAACGCTGGCCGAGCGAACTGCGGTTCACCCCCGCATCCAGACCGCAGTCATAACCGCAGTGCAAAGCGTGCTGCCGGGGGTGATCGAAGAACTGCTGTGGGAGATGGCGCCGCAAGGGGAGCAGTTCCGCATCTACAAGCCGAAAATCGGCAAGGAGCGCAAAGCGGCGCGTGACGATCGGATCAGGGCGATGCTGGAGGCTGGGCAAGCAACATCCAGCATCGCTGCGCGAGAAGGAGTCAGCGCGCGGCACGTTTTCCGCATCAAGGCGCAGCTTGTGGCGGCTGTTGAGTGAGGCTACTTCCGCTCCCGAGCCAGGCGGATGCGGTCTCGAACCCATGCAGCACCGCCAAGGCGAGCGACCTTGGCCCGCATATCTGGCGTCAAGCGGATGCTCATCGTGACGGTCTCTACGCCATCCAGTAGAGGCTTGCGCCCCTGTCGGGCACTCAGTGGTCTTAGCTTTTCCATGTGTCGAATCTTAACGCACTACACAAACCGCCGGTTTTGTCGTGCATAATTGCCAGCATGAACATCGAACTTCATAGCCTTGTCGAAGAACTGGTGCGCCAGATCGCCGCGCTTCCATTGGAGTCGCGCATCGACGCCATCAACACGGCTCGCTCGGCGATCCACAAGGTGAGCCCCTTCGCGTCCGAGCCTGTCGATTTCGTGCGCTGGGTGCCTGCGGCAACGGTGTACGCCAACGATTACAACCCCAACTCCGTGGCTCCGCCGGAGATGGAGCTACTGCGGCGTTCGATCGACGAGGACGGCTACACGCAGCCCATCGTCGCGATGCCCGACGAGAACGGCCGGCACGAGGTGATCGACGGCTTTCACCGCCACCGGGTCGGTAAGGAGTGCGCCGACATTCAGAAGCGCGTGAAGGGATACCTGCCGCTCGTGTCGATCCGCGAGGACCGCACCGACAAGAGTGACCGCATGGCGTCGACCATCCGACATAACCGTGCGCGCGGCAAACACAAGGTCGAGGCGATGTCTGACATCGTGATCGAGTTGAAGCGTCGCAACTGGAGCGACGAGAAGATCGCCAAGAACCTTGGCATGGATGCCGATGAAGTGCTCCGCCTGTGCCAGATAACCGGCCTCGCCGAGGCCTTCAAGGATCAGCAGTTCTCGCAGGCGTGGGAGGTTCGCAACGACACGAGCGGCGGGGCCGAACTGATCTCCGATGTGATCGAGGGATACGAGCCAAAGGATGGCGATCGCATCCTGCACACATGGGACAAGTGGGAGTGCTACAAGGCGGGCTTCTACGCGGAGCGTCCGCCTGCGGGCATGTCGCAGGAGCAGGGCGAACAGGCGTACCGCGAGTTTCTGTCCGATCTCGACCGGTTCGAGGCGGCGCTGCTGGTGGTGACACAGGAGTGGAAGTATTCGCCTGAACACTACCTGAGCAACGAACGTATGAACCGTATCGCGTGGCTTGGACAGGCGTCCGTGGCGCAGGCGCTCGGCATCCCATCTGGCTGTCGCGCAGGCTATCAGTTGCTGACCGAGGAACAGAAATATGCGGCCGACATGATGGCGCTGAAGCACCTGAACCGGTGGCTCGTCGCCCACGGCCGCCATCAGTTGATGCGCGCGGATGCTGTTGGCCGCACGGAAGCGGAGCTGTACTGATGGCGGCTCGCAAGGAGCCGATCGGCATCGACGTACTGCAAGCGGCGCGAGAGCGCATCCGCTATACGTTCGACCATTTCGAGGCGATCTACGTCAGCTTCAGCGCCGGCAAGGATTCGAGCGTCATGTTCCATCTGGTGATGGACGAGGCAAAGCGGCGCAATCGCAAGGTTGGCGTGCTGCTGATCGACCTTGAGGCGCAGTACGAGTTGACCATCAAGCACGCAGAGCAGATGTTCGAGCACTACGCCGAGCACATCGACGTGCATTGGGTCTGCCTACCAATCAAGCTCCGCAACTCTGTCAGCAACTATGAACCTGTTTGGTGTGCGTGGGATCCTGAGCGGCGCGAGGACTGGGTTCGTCCCATGCCGAAGCGACTGGGCGTCATTTCCGATCCATCGTTCTTTGATTTTTTCGAGCCCCGGATGGAGTTCGAAGAGTTCATCGAACTGTTCGCAGTCTGGTACGCCAAGGGCCGGCAAACCGCCGCCTTCATCGGAATCCGCTCAGACGAAAGCCTGAACCGATACCGCACTATCGCAGGCAACAAGGAAACGCACTTCGGCAAGCAGTGGACGACAAGGATCGTCGGTGACACATACAACGTGTACCCGATCTACGATTGGCACGTATCCGACATCTGGAAGTACCACGCGCAGTTCCCTGACCGACTGCATAACGAGGTGTACGACAGGATGCACATGGCTGGCCTGTCGCCGAGCCAGATGCGGCTGTGCCAGCCATACGGTGACGACCAGAAGCGAGGGCTGTGGCTGTACCACCTGATTGAGCCGCAGACTTGGGGGCGAGTTGTTGCGCGCGTGAACGGCGCGAACAGCGGCGCGCTTTACATCGAAGAGCGCGGCAACGTCACCGGGTACAACAAGATCACTCTCCCGCCTGGACATACGTGGAAGTCGTTCTGCAACCTGCTGCTGGCGACGATGCCGGACGTGACGCGAGAGCACTACCTGCCGCGGTTTCGTTCGTGGATCGAGGGGTGGCATGAGCGCGGCTACCGGAGCGGTATCCCAGACGCGGCGCCGCCGGAGCTCGAGAAAAAGTACTGGGCGCCCTCGTGGCGGCGCATGTGCAAGGTGTTGCTGCGCAATGACTGGTGGTGCAAGGGGCTCGGCCTGACTCAGCCAAAGAGCGAGGCATACGGCAAATACCTTGCCCTCAAGAAATCGAAGCAGGAGACGGAATGAAGATGGTCAGGCTGGAAACGATAGCCGAACTTGACCGGCGCATAGCGGCGGCGGACAACCGCTACGGCGCCTTCGCCAGCACACACGAAGCGCTCGGCGTGTGCGTCGAGGAATGGGACGAACTGCGCGGCGCCGTCCAGTCCAACGACCTGGACAGGGTGCGGGCGGAGGCGCTTGACCTGGCTGCCGCGCTTCTGCGCCTGCACGATCAGCTTACATCTAACGCGGCGCTGCGCCAGCGAAGTGGCAAGTAAGTCCGCGCCACGCTGACAGGTTCCACCCTTAATTTGTCAGCGCCGTCCCGGAACCATCGCCCCTGGATGGTGGGGCAAGCACCTGTGACCTGTTCCATGGCCCCGCCCCAAAGGGGAAGCCATGGCTCAATTCCGCGCCGATGCATGCGGCACCACGTCCACGTCCACCGGCACGGGCGCCTTCACTCTCAGCACGACCGCCCTTGAGGGGCACAGGACGCCGCAGGCTGCGGGCGTTCAGGTCAGTGACACGTTTGCCTACCGGATCAAGCACACGACCGCCGATGAGTGGGAAGTCGGCACCGGCACCTACTCGTCTGCCAACACGCTGACCCGGACGACGGTGGTCGCCAGCAGCAACAGCGGCTCGGCGGTCAACTTCAGCGCTGGCACGAAACAGGTTTTCGTGACGATGCTGGCGGCCGAGGTGCTGGATGTCGGCTCCGATGTCCAAGCGTTCGACCCGCAACTGCAGCAGATCGCGGACCTGACCGACCCGAACGCGGACCGGCTTCTGTTCTGGGATGACTCGGCAGGCAGGTACGAGCATCTGACGCTCGGGACGAACCTGACCATCACCGGCACGACGATCGACGCGGCCGGCGGCGGCGGTGGGGCGACGACCCTGGACGGTCTGACGGATGTCGTCGTCACCTCGCCGACGCTGGGCCAAGTGCTCAAGTACAACGGCACCAACTGGCAGAACGACACGGACGCCACGGGCGGAGGCTCCGTCAGCCTGGACGACTTGGCTGACGTGGCGATCACGACCCCGGCGTCAGGCCACGTCATCCGCCACAACGGCACCCAGTTCGTCAACGCGCTGGGTACGACGCATTTCGAGGCGGCTGGCGCTGTTGCGGCCCATGCTGGCGTCACCTCTGGCACCCACGGTATCACGGCTGCAGCGGCCACGGTGCTGGATGACGCCACGGTCGCGGCGATGGTGGACACGCTGGGCGGCGCGGCTTCGACCGGCACTGGCGGGCTTGTCCGGGTAACGGGCGCGGCGCTTGTGGCCCCGGACATCGGCACCCCAGCAGCAGGAACGCTCACGAACTGCACCGGCCTGCCGATCAGTACCGGGGTTGGCGGGCTCGGAACCGGTGTTGCGGCCTTCCTTGCCACCCCCTCCAGTGCCAACCTTCGCACGGCTTTGACCGACGAGACCGGCACGGGCTCTGCTGTTTTTGCCACGTCACCGACGCTTGTCACGCCGGTTCTCGGTACGCCGACCAGCGGCACCCTGACAAACTGCACTGGCCTGCCGGTTTCTACGGGCGTGTCGGGCCTTGGCACTGGCGTTGCCGCCTTCCTCGCCACTCCGTCGAGTGCCAACCTCGCGGCAGCCCTGACGGATGAAACCGGCTCCGGCGCAGCGGTGTTCGCGACTTCGCCGACCCTGACGACGCCGAACCTTGGCACACCGTCGGCCGCGACCCTGACGAATGCTACGGGGCTGCCGATCTCTACCGGCGTATCCGGGCTTGGCGCTGGCGTTGCGACGTTCCTTGCGACCCCTTCAAGCGCGAATCTGCGCTCTGCGCTGACCGATGAGACCGGGACGGGCGCGGCTGTCTTTGCCACCTCGCCGACGGTAACGACCCCCACCTTCTCCGGCATCACGACTCAGGACGGCGCGGAGATTCTGACCGCCGCCGCCATGGGTGCGCTGGCGATTGACACGACGAAGGTCGTCAACACCAAGAGCATCGC